TTCCTCTCTCCTTTAGTTACGGGTTTAACTCTATGCCATACAAATGAAGGAAACACAACCAAAGAGCCTTTTGGTAATATTTCTGTACACGTTCTTAAATTAGGTTTTTTATCAGGATCTTCATTCCTTAAATCAAACTCTAACTCTCCACCTTTGTATTCTTTTGGATCTGTTAACGTTACCGTTACAGATAATTTTCTAATCTTTCCTTTTGTTGGACCTTCTTCCATATAAGGTTTATCCCAACTATCACAGTGCCAATCATAGTATTGGCCTTTTTTATAAATAGTAAACTGACAAGATTCAGAACGATCCCAATCAAAATTCCAACCTGCATTTTGATTTGCTTGATGTATATAAGGTTGTATTTCTTTATAAATCCAAGTGTCATTCATCCATATAATATTAGAATCTCTTTTCTTTTGTAAATCTTTTACTTCTTCTTTATTCAAAGGATTCTTACTTAAATCTCTATCTCTACCAAAGCCACCTGTAATGGCCATAATTTCTCTTTGTTTTTCTGCTTTACCATACTTAACAATAAGATCACAAATTCTTGGTGGTATTGCAGATTCAAAGTACCAATAGTAATTAGATATATTCATAGTTAATTGTTAAAATTATATTTAAGCCATTAGAAGTATTGGGTGAAAAAGAATACTTATTAGTAGCCGGAAACAGTATAAAGTGATTATCTTTTATAGGTAAGTGCCACGTTCTATTTTTTCTTCTATTATCATCATATTCGATAATACATTCTGAAGATCCTTCTTTAACATCAATACCATAAATAAGTGTGTAGTCTGGTGAGTTACGTAAATCAACAGGATCAACTTGATGTCTTGTCCAAGATTTTTCTTTAGGGTGCATAACATTACCGTGCATATTTTTTTGCACTAATGTAGAACCGTATTCAACTCTCCAATGATCTCTTATATAATCTTGCATCCATTGTAGAGGTTGAGAAAAAGGTACAACATAATCATCAAAAGCATAAGCTTGCGGATTAGTATTAATTCTATTTTTTTTAACAAAAGATTCTATAATGTCATTTCTTATTTTATCACGATCAATATCAAAGCCTTTAGGCATTTGAATTTCACCTGTATATAAGTCTACTTCTGTTAATACTTTCTTGTGCATACCTATATGATATGTAATTAAATCTAATTAAAATGTCAAGTGTGTTATCTAGCGACTTTATCCCAAGCACCTGTAGATTCATTCCACTCATATATATGAGTAAGAGCTTCTTCTTCAGATAATGCTGGAGCATCACCTATTGGTGATTGCCATCTTGCTTCTGATACATTTAAAGTCCAACTAGCGTAAGGTTTAGCACTAATGAAAATATCGTTATCTTCATCATAAGTCATACCTATACCTGCGTAGTTACCTCTTAAAGGTGTTCCACCGTCTTTGTGTTGTCCACCAGATGTATTGTAAGATGTTTTTTTCCATAAAGGCCAGCTATGGATTCTTTCCATAAACTGTCTTCCTACTTCTTCATCTTCAATGCCATCAGCGTTTTGACAATCAGCATCAGCTACAACTTCTACTCCTATAACTTTACTGTTTATTCCTAATTTTGCGTAATGTGCCATAATGTTTCTCCTTATATCTTATTTGTTAATTCATTTCAACTATTGAAATTTATATCTTATTATTACTATTCCTGATCCACCATTTCCACCTTTTGATGCGGGTTGAACACCTGGTGTTTCAGAGTGACCTGCTCCACCACCACCACCACCTGAATTGGTTCCACCTGCTCCACCTTGAACTCCACCTGCTCCAGGAGCAGCTTTAGATCCATCTGAACCTGGATTTATTGCACTACCACCTCCTGTTCCAACAGGGCCTGTACCTGTTCTACCAGCTCCTCCTCCACCACCGATTCCGCCAGGACCTCCTGTTGGTACTGAAGTATAACCAGCACCTCCACCACCACCTGACCAATAGTAGTTATTACCATCTATATTATTTTGAGCTCCAGCTCCACCAGTTTGACCAGCGCAAGTACCACCAGATGAACTTCCTCCTACAGCAGCAGCACCTCCACCACCACCGCCTGGATATACAGGTCCAGCTGATCCACCAGATCCTCCATTATTACCTTGAGGTGGACTTACTGGAGGTGTATTTCCAGCGCCTCCAGCTAACGGAGTATAACCACCTGATCCGCCACCTGAACCACCAGCAGCTCCTACAGAGCCTCCAAATGGAACTTGTGATTGACCACCTCCGCCACCACCAGCAGATGTTATTGAACTAAAAATTGTATTTGAACCAGATGTAGATGCCGTTATAGGAGCACCGGGTTGTGGACCAGCAGGCGCAGCACCTCCTCCACCTACTGTAATTGGATAAGTTGCAGCTGGAACGGCTAAACCTCCTGTTGCTGGAGATGGAAAAGTTGTTCTATATCCACCAGCACCGCCGCCACCACCTAAATCACCACCACCGCCGCCGCCACCAGCGACAACTAAATATTCTACTGTATTTGAACCAGAAGCATTACCTGCATTTGATACTACAAAATTGTCAGAACTAGTAAATTTGTGAATTTTAAAATCTCCAGAAGTTGATTCTGTTCCACCTGTTGCTGTTACAAATAATGCTGTATCAATTTGTTTACTTGCATTATTAACGGTTTTCCAACCTTCTGTTCCATCCACATAAATTAAAGTAAAACTTTCACCATTTCCAGTAATAGTAGCATTAATACATACTCCATCTATTTTAGATGAATTTCTACCAACTATAATATTATTTGTTGCTGCTGTATTTGCATAATCTTGAATAGCTATAATGTCACCAGCACTAGGACTTGCAGGTAAAGTAACTGTAACTGCTCCTGCTGTTGTATTAATAAAATATCCATTACCCGAAACACCTGTTAAAGGAGAAGTTTTAGCTGTAGTACACCAGTCAACAGTTCCTGTTCTACCAAAACCTGTTTGTGTAGCACCACACGCTAAAGTTACAGCTGTGCCTGGGCCACCTAATGTAAGTGTGCTTCCTGATCTTTTTTCTATTTTATTTACTTTAACTGTACTCATAATTAATTTTGAAATTTATATCTTACCACTACTATTCCTGATCCACCAGCTCCTGATGGGACTGGTCCTGCTCCACCTGCTCCTCCACCACCTCCAGTATTAACTGTTCCTGCTACTGCATTTCCTCCTGGATAGCCACCTTTTCCACCACCACCAGCACCTCCATTACAACCAGATGTTCCACAAGAAAAAGCTCCGCCTCCTCCACCTGCTCTTTGAACTGGTGAGGCTGTTATTGATGTAGTTACTCCTGCACCTCCATCACCGCCACCACCACTAGGAGAACCATTAGCTCCAGCAGCACCAGCAGCACCACCTCCTCCTCCAGCATTATTTGGACTTGGTGAAACGTTTCTATTTCCTCTCCCACCATCTTGACCTTGTGGTGGACTAACTGGGGGAGTATTTCCTGAACCTGCTGCACCAGTAGGCATACCTCCGCCTCCTGATCCACCACTAGTTCCTGCTACTGCACCACCAGCATTTGGACCTCCACCACCTCCACCACCACCTGCTGATGTTATTGTTGAAAAAGTTGAAACTGAACCACTTGTTCCAGGAGAGTAAGGTGAACCTAAAGGATTTCCTGCTCCTCCTGCACCTACTGTTATTGTAAAATCTGCCACTGTAGCTATTAAACCTGATCCTGCGTCTAAAGGTGAATCTGTATATGGATCAGAAGGAACTTTAGCTTCTCTAAATCCACCTGCTCCTCCGCCTCCACCACAGCCTCCACCACCAGAACCTCCTCCAGCTACAACCATATATGAAACTGCATTTGTTCCTCCTCCTGGTGTACCTACGTTTGTAATATTTAGTGGTCCACTTGCAGTAAAGGTATGAATTTTGTAATCTCCTGAAGTAGTTTCTGTACCACCAGAAGCTACAGTATAACCTGGGTTACCTGTAACATTAGAAGTTGAATCGTGAATATCTTGCCAACCTTTTGTGCCATCAACGTAAATTAGAGTTACTGATTGAGACTCTGTGTTTAATGTTGCGCAAGCACATGCACCATTAATTTTTGATCCACCTCTACCTACTGTTACTTTGTTAGTGTCCCAAGTATTTGCGTAATCTTTAAATGCCACAATATCACCTGCTGATGGTGAACTTGGAAGTGTAACTGTAATTGCTCCACCAGTAGTATTAATAAAATAACCATTGCCTGAAGCAACTGTTAAAGGTGATGTTTTAGCAGTTGTACACCAGTCAACTGTCCCTGTTCTACCAAAACCTGTTTGTGTTGCACCTGATGCTAAAGCAACAGAAGCTCCACATGAACCTAATGTAATCGTAGATCCACATTTTTTTATAATGTTAGAAGCATCTGATGTTTTTTGTATGTTATCTACTTTAATTGTACTTGTCATAATTTAATTCTTACGATGTAAATGTTCCACTTGATGTAAATACTCTAATTGTATCTGATCCACAAGTTGCAACCACATCACCACCACTAACTGATGGACTTGCATCTGCTGTAGCATGACGAATAATTACAATTCCAGAACCACCACTTTTAGCGTTAGTGTATGTAGGCTGTCCACCTCCACCACCTCCACCACCTGTATTGGCAGTTCCTGCTAAACCTATAACTACTGGAGATCCTCCAGCACCTCTGCCTCCTCCACCTGTGCCACCACTAGGTGCAGGTCCAGGAACATTTCCTGAACCACCTCCACCTGCAAAATATCTTCCAGGATTTGGTCCTGATTCGCCATATGTTGGTGCTTGTGGTATTGAACCCATTATTGTTGTATTTGAACCTATTCCACCGCAACCTTTTCCAGGTTCAGTTCCTGTTGTTCCTGCTGCACCAGCACCTCCTCCGCCACCACCTCTATCAGACCCTGATGCGTTATTACCATTTCCACCATTATTACCTTGTGGTGGACTAACTGGGGGTGTATTTCCTGTTCCTCCTGAACCTGAACCTTCACCTGCTCCTCCTCCACCAGAACCACCATTATCTCCATTATAAGGTGGACCTCCAGGACCAGCACCACCAGCTCCTCCTCCACCTGCTGATGTTATTGTTGAAAAGACTGAATTAGAACCTGCTCCACCTCTACCTGGATTGCTACAAGTAGTTGCTCCTCCAGCTCCTATTGTTATTGGAAAAGAAGTTGCTGGAAGTACATTAAAACTTTTACAAGATACTGTTCTGTAGCCACCTGCTCCGCCACCTCCACCACCATTATCTATTCCATATCCACCTCCTCCGCCACCTGCGACTACTAAATATTGCACACCATAAGTTAAAGGTTTTATTGTTGCCCCACAAGTTACGTTAGTATTATTTATAGAAATCCAACCTTGACAAGAACCACTATAAATTATGCTTGTTGCCATTCTTTCGTCTTGTAATTGTAAATTACCACAAGCACCTTTTATTTTTGATGAATTTCTACAAAGAACTACTCTATTTGTATCAAAAGTTCCTTTTAAATCTGCTATTGCCAAAATATCTCCAGCACTAGGGGATGCAGGAAGTGTAACAGTAATTTCTGAAGAAGAAGTATCTACAAAATAACCTTTACCATTTACCGCAGTAAAAGGACTTGTTTTAGCTGTTGTACACCAATCTACAGTTCCAGTACGACCAAAACCTGATTGAGATGCACCGCTTGCAAGTGTTACAGTTTTACCTGATGAACCTAAAGTTAATGTAGATCCACATTGTACGTCAACTGTATTTACTTCTATTTTACTCATTAAATTATTACCAAAG